ACAATATTTTAGCTCAAACAGGTATAGCAGTTAATGTTGATTACTCTGATTACGCTAATTTTATTCATTTCTCATCTGCTCAAACTAGATTAGAAAACTTTTATTATAAATTATCTTTATTACAACAATACACTTACAGTGCTAGTTTTTCTGTAACAGGTTCATCAAGTGGTTCTTACTATGTTTCTTCAAGTAATATAGTATGGCAAGCTAAAATAAATGAAATAATCACTACATTTGATGATTATGAATATTATCTTTATTATTCATCAGGTTCAACAGCTTGGCCTAAAACTAATACTGCTCCTCCATACATCAATGCATCTACAGGATCTGTATCTGGACAGGCTTGGTTTGTTTCTCAATCAGCAGTAGCTGAAGAATATGACCTTGAAAATAATAATGCTTTAACATTAGCTATTCCTTCTTACATAACTGATGATTCTAACAACGCTCAATTTGAGTTGTTTGTTGAAATGGTAGGACAGTTATTTGATAATATTTTTGTTTATTTACAAAATATCACTACTAAGTTTGATGCTGATAACCGTTTAACATATGGTGTTTCAAAAGATTTAGTAGCAGACATTTTAAGAGATATGGGTATTACTATATACCAAAATAATTTCTCTTCTAATGATGTATACCAGGCATTAATCGGTCTAACACCGTCTGGTAGTTTATATAACCTGCCATTTACTACTACTCAATACCCTGTGCCAACCGGCTCTTTCCTTGAGTATATAACAACATATGTAACTGCTTCCGCAACTTCATCTTTATACCCTACTGATGATATTAATAAAGAACAGTATAAAAGAATTTATCATAATTTACCTTTATTATTAAAGAAAAAAGGATCAGTAGCAGGTTTAAGAGACTTAATTACTACTTTTGGTATTCCTGATACTATTTTAAGAATTAATGAGTTTGGAGGTAAAGATAAAAATGCAAACACTTTTGATAACTGGCAAGATGAATACAACTATGCTTTTTACACTAGTGGTTCATCTTACATAAGTTCATCTTTTGAATTAAATTCAACTTGGGGCGCAACCGGTGATGTACCTAGAGCAGTTGAATTTAGATTTAAAACAAATGGCTTACCATTTAATACTGCTTCAATTAGTAATATAACTTTATTTGAAGCAATAGGATTAGTTAACCAACAAAGTATCTTATCTTTAAGATATACAGGATCAGGATATATAAGTGGATCATACTCAGGTTCAATTCCTAATCCATATAATGAATATGCTTTATTGGATTTTGTCCCTGATAGAACTAGTCCAACTGTTTCATCTAGCATTTATTTACCTTTTTATGATGGAGGTTGGTGGTCCGTCTTAGTAAATACAGACAGTACTACAGGCTTTACTTTGTATGCTGCTAATAAAAATTATGATGGTGAAGATGGAAACACAGTTAGTTTCCAAGCCTCATCATCTGTAACCTCAGCTCAAACTATTTGGAATGCTACTAATACTATCTATTTTGGTAGAGAGGTATTTAATGCTACTCCTTTATTTACAGGTTCATTCCAAGAAATTAGATATTATTCTCAACCAATAACTAAAGATAATTTTGATGCTTATGTAATGAATCCTTATTCAACTGAACAAAGTGATTATTTAGCTTTTAGAGCAACTTTGGGAGGTGAGTTATATACATCATCAGTTTCTGTTCATCCTAAAGTAACAGGTTCATGGACAGCTACTTCATCTTTCGCTTCAAATAGTAATTTCTATTTTAGTGGAAGTTATTCTTGGGCTAACAATTATGAAGTATTTTACTTTGATCAATTTCCAGCAGGTATCCAAAATGCTGTTTCTCAAAAGATAAAACAACAAAGTACTATTTTACCTTACACTAGTAGTTATTCTAATATTCCTAGTAATACTGTTTTATCTCCTTATCGCTCAATTCAGCAATTACCTGTAGTAAGTCAAAGTTATACTAGAGATATTGATTATGTTGAGGTAGGTTTTTCACCTCAAAATGAGATAAATGAGGATATAAACTCAACATTTGGGTTTATTAATTTAGGTGAATACATAGGTGATCCTAGATTACAATCATCATCAGCAGAAAGTTATCCTGCTTTAGATGCTTTAAGAGACCGTTACTTTGAAAAGTATGAGTCTAACTATCAAGAATTTGATTACATTAGATTAATTGAGTTTTTTGATAACTCATTATTTAAAACTATTCAAGATTTCACTCCAGCTAGAACATCTTTAGCTGCCGGTATTATAATTAAAAATACTTTATTAGACAGAAATAGATATCCTGTCCCTCAAGTTAGTCCTTCTGCTTCTATTGCTTTTATAGGTAGTGGATCAACTAATATACCTTATGTAGTAGAAGACCAAACAATTACAGGTTCAATAAGTGTAGGTAATATAGAAGGCGGAAATGGAGGATCAATGCCTGATTTATTAGGACAAACATCTTCATTATATGCTTATCCTAACGCGGTTAATATAACTCAAAGTTGGACAGGTTCTACTCCATCAACCAGTGGTTCAGTTCCATTTACTCAAATTTCTCAAGAAGAATTCTTTAATGGACAATTAAGTGGTTCTAATTTAGTAGTAACTAATGGTATTTTAAGTGATTGTAATGTAGAGATAATTCAAGTTTATTCTACTAGTTCTATTAATGGACCTTTTACAGGAATAACTTTTTATTATTTTAATGGTTTTGATTTCCAAACTGATAAAACATATTATTTAACTTTTACAGAAACTAACGACGCGGCCGCCTTTGGAAGTGGAGCCATTCAGATTACTGATTCCTCTAATGTATTAGGAAACCAACGAATTATATACTCAGGAAGTGGAGATTTAGCTCCTGGAGCTTCTAGAACTATAAATAACTTAGAAGTTCAAGGTATTATTCCTCCTTTAGTATTTTCAAGTACTAATGCTTTAGCTTATATTACAGTAACCGCCTTTACAGCTTCTGTTGCTTTTATAGATCAAGACTGTGAAGTTATTGCTGGGGATGTTCAAATTAACAGACTTAGTAACAAATATATGGATGTTGATTTTAATAGTAATCAAATAATAGCTGTTAATGAACAAACTATTTTAAATGGTAACGCTACTAGAGCAGCAGTTCCTGATTCTTACTATACTTCAGCTCGTCAGATTAACTCAAGATATATTGGTAAAGAATTAGCAGCTTCTAATTTAAATAAATGGACTGAAGGAGATATTTCTTATGGTAAATCAGTTACTGTAGGTAATCCTGAATCATACTTTGTTTACTTTAATAATGTTGGAAGTACTTCACCTGAATGGGGAAATAACCTTTCCGCTAAAACTCAAGCTAATGTTAGATTAATCATTAATGAATCGGGAAGTGCTACTAAACCTATAAATGATGCCGATGGAATTAATTTAGGAACTGTTCAACAATCATTTGGTGATAGTGGAAATGCTACTTTAGTGTTAGATGATTATGATACTTTTGGAGTTAATTTAAATAATCTAAATGGTACTTGGCCTGTATTCAAGAGTGGCATCAGTATAGCTCCTATTTTATATACTCAAACAGCAAGTTATAACAACAATGGAGACATTATAGGGTATGGTTATACTGGATCTATTGATTTTGTTCAAGGTCAACAAGGTCCTGATGTTACTAAAAATGATTATCAACTATTAACTTATGGAATTAATTTTAATTCAATTGATGCTGCTAGTCTTCCAGTAACTTTAAACTTTTCAAAACCTGTTGTTTTAGGAGCTCAATCTTTCTTTAGTACATCATCTGACGCTTATAATCCAACAGGATCACTAGCTAACCTTTCAAGTGATGGATATATTTTAAAATTTCAAGCTCATATTGAAGCTAATGATTATTATTATGCTATTGTAGATTATGCAATTTTTAAAAACAGTGTTGAGGTAGCTAGAACACAAGTTGATCATTTAGCTAGTAAAACTGGTGATATTTTTTACACAGATGCTAGTGCTACTATTTCTGATTTATATACTGTAAAAGCTATAGCCTATTCAAGCTTAAATTTTGGAGGAGATGATCCTGTAGTACAATTAAACGCAGCTTCATATTTTAGAGTAACTCAATTCCCGCTTCCTGGTACTGGTGTATGTAATAGTTTTTGGACAACAGGCTCAGGTACTCCTAATATATTATTAGCTAGTACTTCATCAACAGGATTAAATAATTTTATTGGTCAAAGACAACAAAATATTGAACGAAGTGGATTTAATCCTATTTCTTTAGACTTTGAACCTCAATTATATGATGAAATTAGATTCCAAGGTATTGAAGATTTAGCTTATTCTATTATTAATATTACTTCTTCTAATGGCCAATTAAAATTACAATTAGATGGTAATGTACCTAATGGAACTAATTTAAGTTATTTCTTATTAAGAAGATATGTTGATGATCCATCAAACATTATTTTAGATTTAAACAAACCAGCAGGTGCAAGTAGTGGTGGTGTTTTAAAACCTGAGTATGTAACTGACAATATCAATAAAAATTTGGATTCAATAATCCAAAACTTAAAATCAAAAGGCTTAATATAAAAACGAAACTTATATATATTTATAATAAAATAAACAAATGGGATATTTAAATAATACAGTAGTAACCGTAGACGCCATTTTAACAGATGTGGGACGTCAACTACTAGCTCAACAAAATGGTCAATTTAAAATTACTCAATTTGCTTTAGCAGATGATGAAATTGATTACACCCTTTATAACCCAAATAATCCTTCAGGTTCTGCTTATTATGGTCAAGCTATTGAAAATATGCCTTTGTTAGAGGCATTTCCTCAAGCTAACCAAACCATGAAATATAAGTTAGTAACTTTACCTCGTGGTACTGCTAAATTGCCTATCCTTAACTTAAATACTTCTGCTATTATAATGCCTCAAAGTGGTATTTATACACTTACTCCGCAAACATTAAATTATTTAGGAGCTAACACTTATGAGCCATCAGGATACGCAGCAACAATTTCTGATATTAGATTAATGTCTACTTTTGAAGGTGTAGGTGTTAATACACCTGCTGTAGATGCTTTGAATATCGCTAACCAAACAACAACAATTGGTACTAGTGTATCTAAAACTGTAGTAGGTACAACAATCAATATGAGAGCAACTACTGTAAATAATTTGTTTGGTACTAATAATACTTTACAAGCCACTCTAACCGTAGTAGGTAGAGATTCAGGCGCTCGTTTAACTATTCCTATCACTGTAACTAAAGCATAATAAAATAAAAAATGTCATTTAAAAGATTAGAAGCCGATGATTTTGTAGTTAGTTCTGATGCTATTTCAGCAACAGCATGGACTACAAATCTCCCTACATTAACCGCTTTTTATACCTCTTCTGTTCAAGTGAATGGTAGTTCTGGAGACTATTATGTAAATGTTTTTGATACAGCTGCAACTTCTTCTGTTCAATTTGCTATTGCTTATGGAAATAATTTTGGTAGTGGAAGTTCTGTTTACAATCCAGCTGTTGATGGTTTGTCTCCAACTAGTACTATTTTTGGACAGTGGCAAGATTTAGTTATTGGTGATGAAAATACTTTATTCCAATTTGGAGCTATTTCTTCATCTGAATTTTTTGCTTTACCTATTGAAAGACAATGTTATAAAGAAGCTATTTTCTTAGGTTCTTTATCATTAACCATTAAAGGTCCTACAGCAGCATCTGGTTCAATTACCTTAACTGATAACAGTGCTTATGTTACTACAACTGTATTTAATGAGGCTGGTAGAGTTTTCCAATTAATTTCAGGATCACAAGGTGTTAGATACACAGGATCAACCACCACTTCAGATGGTTTCTCTCTTAATTCTGGTTCTTATGGTTGGTTATTACCTGATATTGGAACTATTATTTTAAATCCTTTAGCCTTAGCTGCTCCAACAGCTAGTGGAGGTATTGGATTTGTTTATAGTGGTTCATCTTTTTCAGGATCAGCTACATATAATTCTAACACTAACGCTAATTCTCAGTTATTTAGAGCAATTAGTGGTTCAAGTAGCTTTACTTTAAATTCTCAAGAAACTATTACTTCAGACTATGTGTTTGTAAGACCTAGAAGTTCAGAATTTAACTACTCAGAAAACCCATCATTTATTTCTGGTTCAACAGGTGAAGTATTGTACTCTCAGTTTATCAATAACCCTCAGACATACATTACAACTATTGGATTGTATAATGATACAAATGAATTATTGGCAGTAGCTAAGTTGTCACGACCATTGTTAAAAGATTTTACCAAAGAAGCTCTTGTAAGAGTTAAACTTGATTTCTAAAATGAATGGGTACCTTCAAACAGTTTCTAGCATCGGATATAGTAATTACTCCGCTTGAATTAAACAAAGCGTTTAATTTTGAGGGGGCAGCCGCGTTAACTAGTTCTGTTGTTGGTATTGATAGGTATTTAGGAACTAACATTATTAGTTATTCTTTTGATCCTAATATTGATCCTCAAACAGGACAAATTACTACTCAATATCAAAGGTTAGTTTATAACTCTATTGAGCAGCTTTATTATTCTAATTACTTAAATGCTACAGCTAGTTATGGATCACCAGCAAACACAGCGAGTGTTATACCTGGATATGATCCTGCAGGAGATGTTTTAGTAGGATCTACTTCATCAGCTGGTAGATATTATAATTATCCTCAAACTGATTTAACTTTTGCTCATTACTTTCCTACAGAATCTAATTTAACTATAGGCGTAATGTCTATTCCTGTAGGTTTATTTGGAAACTATATCCAACCAGGTTCATTTAATTGGATTGCTCCTAGTGGTTCTATTTATGATGATGGACAAGGTAATTTAATATTTTCTTCATCACAACAAATTTGTGGTAATATATTTTATGGACATGGTATTGCTGTAATTACAAGCGATTCTCAGCCTCAAGGAGATACTTACGGAACCGCTATTTATGGTTCATCATTATATGGATTATCAGATGCTACAGTGATAAGTAACTTTGTTACTTCATCTAATGTAACTTGTTCATTTTCATCCTCACTTACCATTTATGAAACTCAATATAAATGTACAGCTAGAGAAAATGAATTTAATTTTAGTCAAAACCCAACATTAACTTCTGGTAGTACAGCTAATTCAAGTTCTATAGGAACTTTTTATACACCAGCAGAAAATTTATACAGTTGGGCTACTAGTTCTTACTTCCAGCCTTATGTAACAACAATAGGTTTGTATAATGAACAACAACAATTGTTAGCTATAGGGAAATTAGCACAACCATTACCTTTATCACCAACAACAGACACAACAATATTAGTTAATATAGATAGATAATTATGTGGTTATACAAAGAAAAAGTTATAAATTCACTTGAGGATATGCCTCAAAACACCTTTGGTTTTGTTTACATTGTAACTCATCAACCAAGTGGGATATCATATATTGGTAAGAAATCATTATTTCACAATATAAAGAAAAAACTAACAAAAAAGGAACTAGCAGAACAGACAGGTCCAGGCAGGAAGTCAGCCACTCGGGTGGTAGTAAAGGAATCAGACTGGAAAACCTATTATGGATCTGCTAAACCAATTATGGAACTCATAAAAGGAGGTAAACAAGAGGAATTTACCCGTGAAATTATACAATTGGTTCCTAATAAAAAACTTCTTACTTACTATGAATGTAAGTACTTATTTAAATATGGGGTATTAGAACACCCTCTAGAATATTTTAATGATAATATTTTAGGAAAGTTCTTTACTAAAGACTTCGCTTAACTTGGTAATCTAAGTAATTCTTATTACATTACGGTTATGCTCAATCAACCACTGATTGCCTTAGTTAACTCTGTATTAGGAACTGGTAAACAGACATCGAAAGGAAACTTTGCCTATCACTGTCCGTTTTGTAATCACCATAAGCCAAAGTTAGAAGTTAACATGACTGAAAATAAAAAAGGTGAAAATCCTTGGCATTGTTGGGTATGTGATAGACGTGGTAAAAAAATCCACCAATTATTTAAACAAGTTAAAGCATCACCTGAAGCATCTTTAGAGTTAAGGTCTATTGTTAAGACAGAAACAGCAGATAGAGAAACAGTAACAACAGAAAAACTTAACTTACCTAAAGAATTTAAACCATTGCTTAATATCCAGAAATCAGATATTATTGGTAGACATGCTCTAACTTATATAAAGTCTAGAAATATAAGTGAAGAGGATATACTTAAATATAATATTGGTTACTGTGAGTCAGGACCATATAAAAACATGGTTATCATTCCTTCATATGATGAAAATGGAATATTGAATTATTTTACAGGTCGTTCATTTGAAAAAGAGGCTAAAGTAAAATATAAGAATCCATCTGTCTCACGCGACATCATACCATTTGAGTTGTTTATTAATTGGGATTTACCGTTTATATTATGCGAAGGACCATTTGACGCCATCGCTATTAAAAGGAATGTTATACCGTTATTAGGCAAAAATATACAGTCTAAACTAATGAGGAAGATTGTTAAATCTTCTGTTGATAAAATATATATTGCCCTTGATAAAGATGCTCAAAAACAAGCCTTATCGTTTTGTGAGCAGCTTATGAATGAGGGTAAAGAAGTATACCTTGTAGATATGCAAGATAAGGACCCAAGTGAAATGGGTTTTAAAACTTTTATAGATACAATTACAGAAACTTATCCCTTAACACTCTCAGGTTTACTTGGGAAAAAATTATTTTTATGAGTAAAATAAAAAAATCTTACAATAGAATCCTAGAAGTATCAGATGATGCCAAACAAATAACATTACCAGACTCTCGTTATTATAGACGAAATGGTGAATACTATCCCTCAATTACTTATGTTTTGGGTTATTATCCTAAAGGTAAGTTTTTTGAAGACTGGCTTAAAAAAGTAGGTTACTCTGCTGAACATATTGTTAAAAAAGCAGGTGAGGAAGGAACTCAAGTTCACGAAATGATTGAAGAATACCTTGAAGGTAAAGAAATGAATTTTATGAAT